CCATCAAATTCAGCAGTTACCGACTTCAATTCGCTTTTAAGTACGCTCATGCTCTTATTTACATTGGTTATCGCTTGGCGGTATTCTTTCTCGCCTTCAAGCACTATTCGAGTGCCTATACTCATATTAATTCACCTGCTTTCTTGTATTTAGTGGCACATACTATAAATATATAATACATGCCACTATAGGGATAATCCTGCGATTTTACAGGCAATAAAGAGCAACCTAACCCATTCTCAATTAATTTCAAAAATTCAAAAATGAAAAGTCAAAACTACTTCATGTATCACAAAGCTACCCCAACCCAGTAGGGCATCTTTAGCTACTTACTCTACCCCCGGGGGGATAGTATAGCCCATGACTTACCAATACTTCTTACTATGTATGTTCTTTTCTTCAATGAACCTATCCTCTGCAAGCTTCTGCTTGGCAATCTGTATTTCATTTAATCCAAATATCTCGGCCAACTTATACAATGCCTTATCCCTAGCATATAGCTTGAATTTGAAAGTACCATTTTTATCTAGGCTTATCTCTGATATATTGCTTGTGTCTATATCATCGCTATCTTTAATCTCAACTATCATCTCATAGCCAATGACTGGCTCTCCATCTTTATCATATTCAACTACGGTCTTGACAGTCTTAAAGGATAAGTAATTCTTTATATCATCCCTGGCTATGTCAGCAATTCTCTTAATAACTTCCCCTGCTGTGATTATTGCCTCATCCTCTAGATATTTAGTTAACCTCTCTCTTAGCTCGTTATACCTTGTATTTACCTTATAGGAATTAAATAGCTTGCATGCTCTTGCATCAATGGTATTATCCTTCCAGTATTTACTCTTGGGATATGCTATCTTATATGCTTCTCGTTGGCTCTTGCACTTGATAAGTTCTTGAACAAATATCTCCTGTTGCTGTGTTAGTTTGCTTCCCACATTATCACCCCTGCTTATCTGTACCTCATTCTCTTGTTAAGTTCTGTATGTTCAATTACTGTAGCATCCTTTAACTCAAGCGTGATAAGTCTATCCTCTAGCCTTCTTCTTCTCCTGTCTCTCTCATTGTAAAGAGGCTCGACTAACAGGACCGTTCTATTTTCCTTTTCGATAATATCTATAACTTGTCCTGCCCCTGCTCCGTGTATAGGTGAAATAAATTCTACATAATCTGATCTATTCATTTGATATATCTCCCTTCTTATGCTTTAATAGATTGCACTAATGTGGTATACATTTGCCTAGCTGTGAAGCATGGATGTGAGCGTGATTGTGCTTCTAACTCTTTTACCTTGTCATCTGCTTCTTTTTTGATTCGTTCTATCTCGCTCTTGTTCCACTTTATATACTCTTGAAGTTCCCCTTCAGCTTGAGTAGAACCATCTATTCCCTTATCTATTTTTTCTCTAATAATCTTATTAATATCTGCATCAACTATCAATTTTAAGTCATCAATCTGATATCTTAAGTTCCTGCTTTCGGATGATATCTTATCTGCCTTTTCTCTATCTAACTCTTCTAATAACTGATTAGATACCTGGCTTAACTGTTGTTCTAGTTTTCTTATCTGTCCTCTTGCCTCTGCTGCTCTTTGCTCATATCTTTGTTTTAATTCTATAACCTTCTTTATGCTTGCTAAGTATTCCTCTGATGCCTTTTGAGTTAATCCATTTTTATTATTCATAATAACTACCTTCCCTTCGCTCTGATTTGATCTTTTAAGTATCTAGCTTCTTGCATTTCCATTTTCCTTTTTAGTAACTTCTTCTCATGCTCTAACTCACTAGCCCTTATTTTCTCTTTCAATTGCTCTTTCCGTTTTGTTAATTCTCCCTGCTTTACTCTTTGAGCTTCATCCATTACATATACATTTGTCTGCGGATATGCCGGCATATCAACTATGCTCACATCAATTATGCGTTTGAATTTTTTAATGATTCTAGTTCTGTTGTCTCTGTCGTATTCATCATCGCCAAGGATAAAAGCAAAGCTCATTTTTGAACAATACTTCTCTTTTATCATCTCATATAGGTCTCGACCTACTGATGTATTAGCAAGCTTGGCTCTTATCTTTAAGCCCTTGCTATCATTCATTAATTCAAGCGTTCCGTTCTTAGTGCTTGCTACTCCAAATACTTGGTCTGAATGGTTATATCGCAATACCACATCTGATATATCACAACCATCTAGGGCTGTACTGCTGATAATTTCATAGTATTTTTTCCCTTCGTACTCATACAGGGTAGTTCGTGCATTATATACGATTGCATACCCTTCAATATACATATCTGACATTCTACTCACCTTCTTTCTTTTTCTACATAACCACTAGATCATAAGCTTCATTACCTTTTGAAACTTCTCTGACTAGATACTCTACTCTTTCACCTATCTTAAGTTGGTGAAAACTAGGGCTTAAAACCCCTCTGGCATGAAAGAACAAATCTTCTTTTCTTTCCTCTGCACCATCTGGCCTAATAAAACCATACCCTTTTTCTTTTTTCATTGCTGTTATAGTTCCGTACTTTGTTTCCATGGCTCACCTTCTTTCTTTTGTTTAATACCATTGTGAAATTGATAATTCTCCATCATCGTCTATCATTAAGTTCCTATACATTCCGGATTGAGTATTATGAAATACAATTTCTGTTCCATTAATCCCCTCTGCTTCTCTGACATGATAAACTTCACAATCCTTAATATCATTTATCTCTGTTGCTCCGCCTATAGAATTAAATATTAAGGTTTGTCCTACTTCTTCTTTTTCTTCTACCGCCTTTAAAAGAATGTTTATACCGTCATAAGCCTTAAGAAGATTGTCCGTTATCCTGTTGTGTAGTTCTCTTACTTCCTCGGACGGAATATTGTATTCTCCTGTTCCGCTTAAGCCTTCACTAAACATACAGATTGCATAATCAATGTTATCTCCGATATGTCTTAGCTGTTTTTCCTTGTCATTCATTTCAAAATAGATTTTACTCATAAATTCTTTTCCTCTCTTTCTTATATTTCTTGTGCCGGAGATTAATATATGTTATACTTTTTATATAAATCCGGCTTTGTTCGATTATCGGGTTACTGCCATTATTTAAGTCACACCTTAAGTAATGGTTTTTTATTTTGTGCTTTTAATATGATCACTTCCCTTCAATTTGTCCAACTGCTGCCGAATTTCCTATCTGTACCATCTCTGGAAGTTGGCTCTCAATCTTTTTTTCTTTTGCAATAACCTCATAAAGTTTCATAAAATTTGCCCTATCTGCCATCATGTTTTCTGAATTACATAGATATACATACCCTAGTTGTTTTACTGTTTTTGCGGTTGCTTCATCCATTATCTCATATGCCTTTTGTGGTTCGTTTCTACCAAACTTAGATATTGCGGTCATGACACTCTCATAAGCTTCCCCAGGTGTCTTTATTTTGTTGTTAGTCTTAGTGGCATATTTTTCTCTTATATCTGCTATACTTGGTGGAAATTTATTCGTACTTATTAGCTCAATTACTGAACTCTTACACGCTTCATATTCAAGGTCTTTTAGTAATTCATACCATACATTCATTGAAGCCCTGTCCGGCATTACTGTTGCACTAGGATAAGCTGCCTTAATAGTTGACGATATCACTAGAAATTCCTGTTCGCTCACTTAACCACTCCTTTCCGACATCAAAGAATTCTTCTGTTGTCTGTTTCTTACCGCTTCCTTTTTTCTGTTTGCTTTGAATTATTAGTGTTTCAAACTTCTCTCTTAATTTCTTGGCACTTCTGATATTCTGCTTCCAGAAGCTGTCATTAATAGCAAAGTATAAAGCTTGTCTAATTTCTTCTTCTGTCCTGCCATCAAGTCTTTTCATTCTGTCAATTTCGTTAGCCCATTTTTCTTTTTCTTTATATGTACTTGGCACTTTACTATTAGGATACAGTTCTAAGCATGACTGAATAATTGTATTTACACATAGCATCTCAAAACTTTCATCAGAGAACTTTGGTGTAGTTGGTAATGCGTTAGCAGTATCAACGATACTATTAGGACTGTTAGTTTTTAAACTGTTAATATTAATATTGTTAATATTAGTTGTATTGGTATCCGCAATCGGCAATTCCGTTGTCTGATTTTCCGTTGTCTGATTTTCCGTTGTCTGATTTTCCGTTGTCTGATTTTCGGATTGCGGTAAATCATTATATGTAGCATCGGGAAATGAATTTAATGCGTATATATTTCTTGAAAATTTAGATCCATTTCTTTCCTGTTCTTTATGGACTATCCCATTATCAATTAATATCTTCATGTGTTTGTAAAAACGTTCTCTTCCCATCGGCAATTCGCTCATCATTAACTCTATACCTGGATAACAAATTTCATTATTCCCTGCAAAACTAGCTAGATAAGCATAAATAGACTTTGCTTCTGGTGTAATAGTTTTATTTCGCATTACATTTTGATAGACAAACCCATATCCTTTCTTAGTATGTGTATCTGCCACTTAATCACCCCTTCTCTTTTATAACTTTATTGGATGATTATTAATCAACTGTCTGTTCATTAAGATATGTATCAATTTTTATTTTGTCATACAGTCTGCGTCGCCCAATCTTTACTTCGCTACCTATGCTCTTGGCGAACTCTACCCCCTTGTTTCTTCCTAGACTAAGGTATATACATACCTCATTAGCATCCAGTAACCGTTTTTCGTTTAAACTCACCATTAGCTGACTATTTCTTTCTCTCATTAATACCTTCCTTTCATATTGACATTTAGTAACATATGTTATAACATGTCTATATACTATCAGATAAAATGATATTTGTATAGACTTTTACTATAATTTTTATAGACAGTCTATATTGTGCATTAATAGAACTTTGGTGTCTAGGAGGAATAGAAAATATGATAAATTATAATGAAATAGCCCTGCAAGTTGATTACAAGAGCGGTGAGTATACATGCCTAACGCTCGATTCCAAGGGTTATTTAGAAGAACTTAATTCTTTGCCAATGGGATCTTTTTTGTGTATGGTTGGGAATTTAAATGTCGATACGCTAAAAGAAAAACTGATAGAAATCACTGATGAATTTGTAAATAAGCATAAGGGAAAACCAATGTATTCTATAGAATATAAAGAACTAGATAAATTCAGTAAATATCTGATGCAAGAAATGCTAGAACTTTTGCATGACGATATGCTCTCCTTAATTATAAGAAATGAAATATATAACAAAATAAAAGATTTGTCCTATATTTCTGACACAAACACAATATTGTTTCCAAATTATATATATCTTCAAGAGTTGAAAACTATATGTATTAATGTAATTAATAAGGAATATAATAATCTTAACTCTGATGATTTATATTTATTATCTGGCGATAATATTAAAATGTCTATTGATTATGGTACTAATAACGAGCCTGAAATTACTTATTGTATTCAACATATAGGAGATTTAATCGCTTTTGATACATCAAACTACTCAAAGTCGAATATTATGATTAAAAGTTGTGCAAATTGTGGGAAATTTTTTATTCCTTCTTCTCGATCAGATGAAATATATTGTGATAACATTTATGCTATAGATACAGGCAGAACATGTAAAGAAATTGGATATGAACAAAAAATAAGAAAAGACTTATTTAAATCAGCTTATCGAACCGCATATAAAACGCAAAGGGCAAGAATAAAATATAATTCGCATATATCTGGTTATGAGGATAAACATTTTAAACCCTGGAATATTGCAGCTAAACAAGCCCTGGAAGATTATCAATTAAAGAATGATATAGATGGTTTTAAAGAATGGCTAAAATTAAATAAAGATAATTATTAAAATTAAAACATTAAGCTTACACCCACTTTTACACCCATTAGAAAATAAATGATAAAACATGATAATGGGTAAAATCATGTAAATGCCTATTTTTAATGGTTTTCATAATATGATAAAACATGATAAAAGGAAGGTTTCAAAACCTCCCCTTTTTAGTAAAACCCCTGCTACAATGACGTAGCGGGGGTTTTACTTGTGGCTGGAACAGGCTTATTTACTGGGTTTTAGAAATTTTCCACTTTA